AATTATTATCAGATATTGGAATCTCCCAAAGTGTTATAACTATTATTCAAGGTAGCGATGACTCAGGCATGATGTTAAGTTTGCCTGGACCCATGACTAAACAAAAACTCATGCTAGCCCGCAGAATTCTACAATTTAAAGAAAATGTTGCAGAACACATGTCAATTTACAATAGCAAAGACAAAAGTTCAATTGGCACATTGGATTTAATAGAATATAACTCAGAATGGTATGCAAGACACAAAATTGTAAAACCCACTTTTAGGTGGATTAGTGCAGCCTTCTCAATTAATGTCACAGAAAGGTTTGTTGATAGGATAAGGAATTTCAATAGTGTACTAACTGAATGCTTGTCAGGTGGAGCATCTACCTTAGAATGTGCTGTTGTGCAACTGTTTCAGTGTGAGTACCATTATATGCTTATTGGAATATTTTGTCAACCTACAGGAGCAGAAGTTGCTAAGCGAATTGAATCAAGTCCTGAACCAATTCTTGGGTTCTTCCCTCTAGATTACGATATTGCAGCTGGTATCACTGGTGTAGAATTTAGTTTGTTTAGCTTATTTAAATCTACTAAATATGGGAAAAATATAAAATCAAGACTTGATTCTGATGTTGAGCTGTCATACACTCCGGAAGAAGCGCCTGCTAACATGCAAACACAAGATCTCAAATCTGTAAGATTGCATTTTGGCCACATGTCAATATTTGAAAAGTTGATAAAGAATATATCTCTAGGTACATATGAATCTGCAGTTAATAAAGTGGAGCAAGATCCACTTCTGCTATGGGGCAGACATACATCATGGGAGGAAGAGGAGAGCAGCTTGATATTGAAGGTGTTCTCCCCAGGTGTAAAAGAAAGTTTATCAAATGTATCTCCTGCATTAAGAATGGTTGCTGCATCTGCATACATGCATATATTTCCTTGTTTTTCTAGATGGGAAGGAGATACCTTGACAAAGAAAAGTCTATTATTACTACTCAAAGAGGAGAACAATAAACCAATAGTGAAATCACCTATTGAGCAGATCTTTCCTCTTCATGATGAGTTTTCTAGATTATACAAATCAATAGTGCACATAACTAAGAATCTTGCAACAACAAAAATGTCTTTAAAGAAAGTAAGCAATGTTTCCATAACAGTATTTGAACCGCCTAGTGACCAATTACCAATACTAGATCTTTGTAAGAGGAATTGGCTCAATATAGGAAAACTCCCTCTAAGTAGAAGACAAGCAGATGTTCACTGGGTTTATATAACAAATAGATTTCCCTTCATATCTAAAACTCTAGGTATTGATGGCATGAGAGAAACTGCTACAAATCTAAATTGTTCCATAGTAACATTAAAGTCATTCTTGGAAAGTTTAGAAGTAAGAGCTCGTGAGATTAAACTTCAAGACACTGAAGCAAGAAGTAAAGACATTCTCCACACCATGAGTAGGATATATTGGCCTCAAACTCAAATAAGGTACTCTAAAGAAATGGATGACATTAATGCAAAACAGTTGAGGTCTCAATTATTCAGTATTTCTTCATACTGGTATAATTCAAGCTCGTTAACAAGTTTGTGTAAAGATGTGCTGAAATCAAGTGCGTTGCTGAAACAACCTGCTGCAACTTTACCAAACTCCTTGAAGAAATTAAAGATAATGAGAGATTTCCTAGCAGGAGATGATAAAATGAAGATTTTAGCTAGAATCGAGCAACTTAAGATTGGGGTTCTTGGGTTTTTTACAAAAAGACAGGGAGGATATGGAAAAGATAGAGAGGGAGTTGGAGAGTGGAGAGGTAGAGTGTGTGGTTCTGATTGTGTAATAAAAATGGAGAAAAATACAACAACCAAGAAAAATATGTGTAAAATGATCACCATTAAAAATATTGGTGATTCACGAAGTCTAGGCATTAATCTAGCTAATTTGATGAAGGAATTCAATCTCCATGGAGATGTAAACAACAAAGCAGATTATTATATGACCCCGTCAGGAAGATTGACAACTCGAGACAAATCAGAAGGAAATTTCTGTATCACAATAAATCGAGATCTTGAGTCAATAATAATAAGTGAGTTAGATAAGATGGTTTGGGATGTGGAATTAGCTCAAAACCAAAACTTACGACTATGTATCTATGATGCAAGGACTGCAATAATGGAGAAATTAACAATACTGTCAGATAGCTTAACTTCTAGAGACTGGTGCCCTAATTCACAACTTGACTGTAATGATCTAATGTTGTCTAGATGGGCTCTTGGGAATCTATGTTCAACTGAGATGATGGAGCAGACCATGTTAAAACCCTTTCCCAAAACTCGCATAGAATTCATGAGAGGAGCATGGAAGAAATTTGAATTCACACATCCATGGGATCTCCTCAAATTTCGATCTCAACTTAGTGCATTTATTAATCCAAG